GTAGTGCACGCCGTTCGGTGAGATTAACACCGAGTCAAGTTGCTATCGCAAAGAAATTGGGTGTTCCTCTTGAGGAATATGCCAAATACGTGAAGGAGTAAAAAATGACCCAAGACAAACTAACTATCGACCGCGCTCCCCGTGTATCACGGGAAAAGGAAGCTCGTCGCAAGCCTTGGACTCCTCCCTCACGGTTGGATGCACCCCCTGCCCCTAAAGGATTTCAGCATCGCTGGATTCGTTCGGAGATCAATGGTTTTGAGGACAAGCAACATGTTTATGGCCGTCTTCGCGAAGGCTATGAACTGGTGCGTAACGAGGAACTGCCAGAAGAGTATCGCAACACGCTACCTACCATTGAAGATGGTAAACATGCGGGAGTGATATCTGTTGGTGGCCTCTTGCTTGCTCGTATTCCAGAAGAGACTCTGGCGGAACGCAATGCACATTACTCCGGTAAGGCGCGGGATCAAATTCAAGCGGTAGACAATGAGTTGATGCGTGAAAACGCTCACTCGACAATGCGTATCCAGAACCCCGAAAGGAGTTCCCGCACTACCTTTGGTAGTCGTTAAGACTACATAACCCTTTAGGAGCTATTCATGGCAAACGTAGATAAAGCCTATGGTCTCCGCCCAATGGGTAACCTCTCTGCTACTGGTGCACAGAAGCAGTATGGCTACATCATCGCGGACAACCAGTCGGGCGCTATTTTTCAGGGTGACCTAGTTACCCTCGTTGGCGGCTACCTTGTTAGATATGTCAGTGGCACTCATGCCACGGCTGTTGGCGTATTTAACGGTTGCAACTATGTCGATCCAACCTCTGGTAAACCAACTTGGAGTAATTACTATCCCGGTTCGGTGAACATCACGACGGGTCAAATCGTCGCTGAAGTTCTGGATGATCCTAATCAGCTATTTATTATTCAAGCTGATGAAGATGTGGTTCAGGCGGATATTGGCCAGAACGCTGCTGTTGCTTACACCGCAGGTAGCACAGTAACGGGTGTTTCGGCTATGGAACTTGATTCTTCCTCCATCCTTACCACTAATACCTTGGTCCTGAAGATTGTTGGTCTGTACAACATTCCAAACAACTCTTTGGGTGAAAACTTCACTCAGGTTGTCGTAAAGATCAATGCGCATCAATACGGCAGCATCGGTGTTGCTGGCCTGACCTAATAGGAGCTAAATCATGGCTATTTCCCGTTCGCAACTCGTAAAAGAGCTAGAACCCGGCCTGAACGCTCTGTTCGGGATGGAGTACAAGCGTTACGAAAATGAGCACGAAGCGATTTTTTCGATTGAGTCGTCGGATCGTGCGTTTGAAGAAGAAGTTATGCTGACCGGTTTCGGTGAGGCACCGACGAAAAACGAAGGTGCTGGTGTGAACTACGACTCCGCACAGGAATCGTTCACCGCCCGCTACACGCATGAGACCGTTGCACTGGCATTCGCGCTGACTGAAGAGGCCATCGAGGACAACCTCTATGACCGTCTGGCATCGCGTTACACCAAGGCACTGGCTCGTTCGATGTCCTACACCAAGCAGGTGAAGGCAGCTTCGGTGCTGAACAACGCGTTCAACACCACTGGCCCATACAACGGCGGTGACGGCGTTTCGCTGTGTAACAGCGCACACCCCACCGCACTTGGTCCAAATTTCAGCAACGTGCCTACCACGGCCGCTGACCTGAATGAGACCTCGTTGGAACAGGGCATCATCGATGTAGCAGGCTTCACTGACGAACGTGGCCTGAAGGTCGCTCTGTCGGTTCGTCGCATGATCATTCCGAAGGAACTGCAATTTACCGCAGAGCGCCTGATGAAATCGACCCTGCGCACCGAAACCGCAGATAACGACATCAACGCCATCAAGTCGATGGGCATGGTCCCCGAAGGTTACTTCGTGAACCACTTCCTGACCGATCCGGACGCATGGTTCCTCATGACCGATGCACCGAACGGCCTGAAGATGTTCCAGCGTTCTGATATCAAGACTGCCTTTGAAGGCGACTTTGATACCGGCAACGTGCGGTACAAGGCTCGTGAGCGTTACAGCTTCGGCTGGTCAGATCCCCGCGCAATTTGGGGTTCGGAAGGCTACACCCCCGCATAAGCTAGTATTCATGCGGGTTTTCAAGGGGCTTCGGCCCCTTTTTAGTTTTTACTTGCGCTACAAGGCAAAGGACCTCTTTTTAGTAGCTTTCCTTGGCCATGTACTCAATATTTATCTTTTATTTCCTTAAAAAGTGGCATATACTAGGGAAAAGGACCTACTTTATGCCATACGCCACAGATCACATTGGTATCTACAAAATTTACAATAAGGCAACTAATCATTGCTATATTGGTCAGTCTCGTAGAGTAAAAAAACGAGTAGCTGACCATTTTGCACAACTTAGAAAAGGCACTCACCCAAATTCTTTTTTTCAAAAAGAATTTGATAAGTACGGAAGAAACGAATTTGATTGGGCGTTGGAAATTAAATGTGAAACTTCTGATGAACTAGATATGATTGAAGAGGTTTTTTTGTCAGGGGATGCATACTTTGACGAAAAGCATTTATACAATATTTCTAATTATGCAAAAACTCCGATGAAGGGGAAGCAGCATTCTGCGGCTACACGGGAGCTAATTTCTAGAACCAGAAGAGCGTCTTCTTTCGACTTTCAATCAGAACAGTACCGAAAAACACTAAAAGAGGCGCAAAAACGACGGTTTTTTAGTGACCCTGAATTTGTTGCTAAAGTCAGATTCATACTAGATAATCCCGACATGTCATATGCCGAGCGCGGACGTGTGCTGGGGGCGGACACGAGTAGTGTCCGTAAATTAGCGCTCAAATATGCACACTTGAAAGGAACCATCTAATGGCAACTACTCATTTTACGGGGCCAGTACAATCCACTAATGGCTTTATCGGCCCGGCGGCTGTATCGACTGCAACCGCAGCAAGCACTCTAACCGCAGCGGACAGCGGCAAAACCATCTTTCTAAACTCGGCTACTGAGTTTGTAACCACGTTGCCCCTTCCGGCAGCCGGTCTGCGCTTTACCTTCATCGTCAAGACGGCTCCGGTAGGCACCGCCTATACCGTAGTTACCAATGGCGGCGCAAACATCATCAAGGGCCAGCAGTACAACGCTGCAGGCGCGGCAGGGGACACTGGCACCGCAGATGATACCATTACCTTTGTGGAAAGTTCCTCGGTTGCTGGTGACCGTGTAGAACTGATCAGTGACGGCACAAGCTGGTTTGCATACGCATTCTGCACTTTGGCAGCCTCGATCACATTTACTGCTACCTAATTAGGAGGTCGCCATGGGATACATGAGCGATTTACAGAGTACCTACCGCACGACGGATGGAGCCATTTTTACTGGCCGCACCCGCATTAAGGCGGTGTATGTCTCTCCTGACGCGGGAACGGGTTCCGTATCGATTACCGATGGTAATGCTGGTACCGTTTTATACAGAATAGACGTTCCTGCTGGCAGTAGTGCCATTTACATGTCATTGCCAGAGGACGGTATTTTATTTAAGAACGGGGCATACGCGGACCTTACGACTGTCATTTCGGCAACATTCTTCTGGGCATAAAGGATCAAATCATGATGATGAAAATGAACAAGCGCCGGAAGAAGTCCGGCATGAGCATGGATAAGGGCATGAAGTTCGCCAAGTCCACCAAAAAGGGCATGGCGGGCGATGACATGATGTCGATGGATTCGATGCCCATGAAAAAAATGGGCGGCGGGATGATGGGTTATGCCGCAGGTGGCATGGTTAGTCCTCGTAAGAAGATGGCCATGGGTTACAAGGACGGGGGCATGGTTCAGACCGTCGAATCGCGTGGCAATGGCGCTGCGCGGGGCAAGAAGACCCGTATCTGCTAATCATGCCGCGCAAGCGCGAAAACCCTATTGCAACTTCGGTTAAGTCGGGCAATTTTCGCCCGACTAAGTCCGGTGCTGGGATGACGAAGCAGGGAGTAGCTGCGTATCGTCGTGCTAATCCCGGCAGCAAGTTGCAGACAGCGGTGACAGAGGATAAGCCTTCGGCCGCACGTGCGGCTCGAAGGAAGTCCTATTGTGCCCGTAGTGAGGGGCAGATGAAGAAGTTTCCCAAGGCCGCAGCGGACCCGAATAGTCGGCTGCGACAGGCTAGAAAACGGTGGAAGTGCTGAGATGGAAGTCATGGTGTGGAATGTTATTCTTTCAGTACTTTTGGGCTTACTTGGATGGATACTGAAAGAAAAGTCGGCCGAGGTACATCGGCTGCAGGTATTGCTCAACCGCACTCGGGAAGAGATTGCGAAGGAATACGTCACGAAAGCGGAAGTCCACGCTGATATTAATCGGGTATTGGATCGTTTAGACCGCTTAGAAATGAAACTAGATCG